AACAAATCTACTCATCTATTAAAAATATATTATGAAACAAAAATTACACTTCCTATCAGGGTTACCAAGATCTGGCTCAACAGTCTTATCTTCAATACTCAATCAAAATCCAGCAATATACGTAACTCCTACTTCTCCTATGCTTAATGTAGCAGTAAAGATGCAAGAATCTTGGAGAGAAGATCCAACAGTTAAAGCTAACTACTTTGAAGAACAAGCAAGAAACTTAACTAAGGCAATACTACCCGCATTTTGGCAGCATAGACCAGAACCAATCATCATAGATAAAGGCCGTGGATGGGCTCAAAATATGCCTACAGTAAATGCTTTATTCGGAGAAAAGATCAAAGTCATTGTAGTGGAACGCGACCTTCCAAGTATCATGGCAAGTTGGTTAACTATCATTAAAAATCAAACTAAATCTGACTTTGATAAGAACCTTATGTTGAAGGGTTATCCGGCATCTGATGATAATCGGATGGCAGAGATGTGGTTTAATATGGTTAAAGAGTGTATGGAAGGTGTACAACAGATCAAGAAAGATGTTCCAGACCAGATCATAGTTGTTAAGTATGATGATATAGTTAATAATCCTAAACATGAGATCGCTCGCATAGAACAGTTTTTAGAGTTACCAAACCATGAGTATGACTTTAATAACATACAGAATGATACCAATGATGATGACTTATTAGCTTGGGGATTCGAGGGCTTACATACGATTAGACCTAAATTAGAAAAGACATCAAAACCAGCAAAGGAAGTCCTTGGCGAAGATCTATATAATAGGTTCGTTGAGATAGAAAAACAATATGTTTAAAGTGTTAATAATGGGTCTTCCTGGATCTGGTAAGACCACACTTGCTGGAAGACTTGAAGCTAGTCTTAGACATGAAGGTAAATCTGTGACATGGCTGAATGCTGATAAGATAAGGTCATTATATCAAGACTGGGACTTCTCATATGAAGGACGCATCATACAAGCCAAAAGATTAGCAGACCTAGCTAATGTATCAGATGATGACTATACGATCGTAGATTTTGTTGCTCCTCTACATGAAAGTAGAGACATATTTGATGCTGACTTTACTATCTGGATGGATACAACTTCTATATCAAAGTACAAAGATACTGATAAGATCTTCGTACCGCCTACAAAATACGATCTCCATATCCAAGATCATGACTACTCAGTTCAATCTATTATAAATAGTATATAGAATAAACACTAGGAAATCGTCATGGCAGTTACAAGCAGAGCAACCCTAACAGAATACGCTTTAAGAGCCCTTGGTGAACCAGTAGTAGAGATCAACGTTGACGACTCTCAATTAGAGGAACGTATTGATGAAGCTCTTGACTATTGGAACCAATATCACTTTGATGGCGCAGAACGCATGTACCTCAAGCAAAAGATCACTGCTTCAACCATCAAGATCGTTGGAACAAACTCAGAAGCATTCCCAGTAGGGACTACTATAACTGGTGCCACTTCAGGAGCTACGGCTTCAGTATGTACAGAGTATGGTAGGACTGCTGCCAATAATATCATCGTATGTAAGAACGTCACCATAACAGCAGAAGACACAAAGCAACACCATGTCTTTAATGCTACTACGACTGGAGCATTCATTGCCGGTGAGACAATCAATGGTAATAATGGAGCTACTGCTGTAGTTCATGCTGACGGAGTTACTTTAGGCACATATGACCTTAAGTACTTCCCTATTCCTGATTACATCTATGGCATCACAAGAGTCATCCCGTTCAATGCAGCATCCAGCTCAAAGAACTTATTTGACTTACAATACCAATTAAGACTTAACGACTTATATGACTTGACTTCAACGTCATTGATCTACTATAAGACGGTCATGTCGCACATCTCATTACTTAACCTTGAATTAAACGGTTATCCGCTATATAGGTTCAACCGTATGATGGGCAGACTATCTCTTGACGTTAATTGGGATGCAGCTCTTGCTATGGGTGACTTCATCCTTGTTGAATGCTATAGAGCATTAGATCCAACCACATTCAATAAAGTATGGAACGAGCCATGGTTTAGACGCTATGTGACTGCATTGTTTAAACGCCAATGGGCAACTAACATCAAAAAATTCCAAGGCATCCAATTACCAGGTGGTGTGACGATCGACGGTGATAAGTTGTATACAGAAGCCATCACAGAGATAAAAGAGTTAGAAGATGAGATGTTGAATAAGTCAGCACCGTTGGAGTTTTTCCTTGGCTAGATCAGTATACTTCTCTAACGGCATTCGTTCCGAACAGTTGACCTATGAGGATATCATAGTAGAGTCTATATCCATCTATGGACAAGACTTCTATTATATTCCACGCACATTAGTTGGTAAAGACGAGATCCTTGGTGAAGACCGTCTATCTCAGTTCAAGTATGCATATGGCATTGAGATGTACCTTGAGACAGTGAATGGCTTTGAAGGCCAAGGTGCATTCATACAGAAGTTTGGCCTCATGATGGAACAAAGCGCTACTCTTACAGTAGCTCGTCGCAAATGGGAACAGCTTGTTGGTCAACATGGTCTATCAATACTGCCTAATCGTCCTGCTGAAGGTGACTTATTATTCTTCCCATTAACTGGCGGATTGTTTGAAATCAAGTTCGTTACACATCAAGACCCATTCTATCAAGCTGGAAAGTTATACGTATATAAGTTACAAGTTGAGTTATTCCAATACTCATCAGAACACATCACTACTGGCAATGCAGCTATCGATGTATTTGAGACTCTCAAGTCTTTCGATGAGACTAAAGTCCCTAATGGTACAGTGACTGAGATTAAGATAACTAATAAGGGCGTAGATTACACCTCTCCTCCTACAGTAAAATTAGGTGAAGATTGGGTAGCAAGTACCGCTGTTGCAGTGGGAGACCAAGTGTGTTATGGAGGTCGTAGATACATATGTACTATTCCAGGTACTACGTCAAGTTCTGGACCTATACATACTTCAGGTGAAGTAGATAATGGTACTGCAAGATTTGCATTTTTTGGTTATAGAGCTACTGCTACTGCATATCTTGGTAATGGATTGTCTGCAAGTGAAGTAGTCAAGATCTTAGTTACAGCTCCAGGTTCTGGATATACATCTGCTCCTATAGTTCACTTAAGTGGAGGCGGAGGATCACACGTTGCAGCCCGAGCTATCATTGGCAACCTTGATAAACAAGATTCATATGGCGATAATAATAAGTTCAAAGAAGAAGCAGAGGGTATCGTATTTAACGAAGACAACCCATTTGGCGAACTATCAACGTATCATAAGGCTCCATAATGTTAAACGGACAAACCTATTATCACGGTGCTATAAGAAAGACGATCGTTGCTTTTGGTCGTTTATTCTCAGACATCAAGATAGCGAGACAAGACAATGATGGTAATGTAGCTCAAGTCGTACAAGTACCTCTTGCTTATGCTCCTAAAGAGAAGTGGTTAGTTCGTATTGATTCAGACCCTAACCTTACAAATAACGTATACGTATCATTACCACGATTATCATTTGAGATTATTGGGTATCACTACGATGCATCTCGCAAGACTAATAAGATGAATAAGATCGTGTGTAAAGACATGACAAATACTGCAAATCCTAATGCAAAGTCTGTGTTCTCACCAGCACCATATAATATTGACATCAACTTATATGTGTTGACCAAGACTCAAGAAGATGCAACACAGATCATCGAACAGATCTTACCTATATTTAATCCAGAATATACATTGTCCGTCAATGCATTACCTGACATGGAGATAGTACAAGACGTGCCTGTGATATTAAATAGTATCACAGCAGAAGATAACTATGATGGATCTTTCCAAGAGAGACGATTCGTAAGTCATACGCTAGCATTTACAGTCAAGACAAACATCTATGGTCCAGTTACAGAGAATGGAGTGATCCTTACCACTACAGCCAATATGTCTGTACCTGGTAGAAAATATACAGCTACTGCTCCTGATGTTAATGGACCAGTCACAGAAAACTGGGAAGCTCAGTTCTAATGTCAAAAGTATATAATGCGAACCAACAGTTAAAAGCTGCTGGTGTAAACATCCCGTTTACAGAAGATCAAGTCAAAGAGTACATGAAGTGTGCTCAAGACCCCATTTATTTTATTGAAAACTATTGTAAGATCATATCTCTAGATCATGGTCTTGTAGACTTTAAGTTGTATGAGTGCCAAAGGGAAAAGGTGAAGGTAATACATGAGAATAGAAAAGTTATCCTTATGGAAGGTCGTCAACAAGGTAAGACGACAACTAGTGCAGCATATATTTTATGGTATACCCTATTTCAAGAATCGAAACAAGTCGCGATCTTGGCAAACAAAGCCACCGCCGCCCGTGAGGTCTTATACAGGTATCAGTTGATGTATGAGAACCTTCCAATATGGTTACAGCAAGGTGTAACTACATGGAACAAGGGAGATATAGAACTTGAGAACAATTCAAAGGTGTTCACAGCAGCTACAAGCGCTTCTGGTATCCGCGGTAAATCTGTTAACATGCTATATGTCGACGAAGCAGCGATCATACCTAATAACGTAGCAGAAGACTTCTTTACCTCAGTATATCCTACGATATCTGCGGGTGAAACGACAAAGATATTATTGAGCTCTACTCCATTAGGTTATAACCACTTCTGGAAATTTTGGAACGATGCTGAGAATAAACGTAATGACTTCGTACCATTATTCATACCATACTGGAAAATACCAGGAAGAGATGAAAAATGGGCAGAAGAACAAAAGAGACAGCTTGGTGAACTAAAATATAACCAAGAAGTATTATGTACCTTCTTAGGTTCTGCTCTCACTTTGGTGCGTGCCGATGTGATCGGGAGGATGTCTGCAGGACGTATCATATATAGTAAGGATGGTTTGGATGTATATGATAAACCTATCAAGGATCATAGTTATTGCTTAGTGGCTGATACAGCTAAGGGCGTAGGTGGAGATTACTCAACGTTCTCTATCGTAGATATCACAGAAGCTCCATATAAACAAGTGGCAAAGTATAGAGACAACAACATCAGTCCTATGCTTTTCCCATCAGTGATATATAAGGTAGCTACAGAATATAATCAAGCATACGTATTATTAGAAGTTAACTCTTCAGAACAGGTAGCATCTATCTTATACTCTGAGATGGAGTATGAGAACCTATTATTTGTGAATAGAAATACAGACGGACAAGTAGTATCAGGTGGCTTTGGCGGCGGTAAAGCGCAGCTAGGAGTTAATACTGATAAGAAAGTAAAGAGGATCGGTTGTATGAACTTCAAAGCCTTAGTCGAAGAGAATAGACTCTTAGTCCAAGACATTGATACAATACAAGAGATATCGACCTTCATCGAGAACAATAAAGGCTCTTACGAGGCTGATGAAGGCTATCATGATGACTTAGTGATGACATTAGTGTTATTTGGATGGTTAACAACAAACCCATACTTTAAAGACCTAAACAATGTTAATATTAGGCAAGTAATGTATGAGAATCGTATTAAACAAATAGAGGATGAGCTTACTCCATT